TCAGGAGTTAGTGCAACTGGCGCAATAGAAACTGTAAGCGTTGGTGGTTTTGAAATTGACATATCTGAGAACCTACTTAGTGTATCAGCAACAGGTGCTATAGGTTCTGTAGGGGTAGGCAATAGTGCAACACTTACTGGTGTAAGTGCTACAGGCAGCATAAACACAGTAAAAGAAAATGTTGCAGAAGAATTAGGAAGTGTATCTGCCACAGGTGCTATAGGCACTATAGAGCCACAGGTAGATGAAGACCTTGTTAGTGTATCAGCAACAGGTGCTATAGGTACAGTAACAGTAAATGTAAGTGAAGCTTTAGCAAGCGTATCTGCTACAGGTGCAATAGGTACAGTAGAAGCTAAAACTTCTGAAGACTTACTAAGTGTAACAGCTACATTTACAGTCGGCACTGTTAAACCAAATGTATCTGAAACACTAGGAACAGTACTTGGTACATCTGGTATCACTGCAGCAACTGGTAGATCGTCCTCTAAAGCACAAATAGTAGGACTAGAACTAACTGGTAGTATAACAGAACCAGAAGCTACAGTAGATGAAAGTTTACAGACTGTATCAGCAACAGGTACGATTGGTAGTGTTAATGTAGTTATTACCGAAAAACTAGCAGGTGTATCTTCTTCTGCTTTAGTAAATTTACCAGTAGGAAATGTAACATCTATACAGTTTGATTATGAAGCAGTTAAACATAGATACAACAAAAGAAGAACCGTTATACTGCCAAGGGTTGCATAATGCCTACTACAGCATCAGAAAGAACTATACTAGTAAGAAGCCAAGATAGGAAAGTTTATATTGATCCTGCTACCTTGACTTCATCCAGTGATAGAACTATAATAGTAGAACAACAAGATAGACGAATTTCTGTAGAAAGAAAACCTACATCAGCAGATCGTGTCGTTTATGCAAGTGAGGATTAACATATGAGTTTTCGTTGGCCTAGTAAAGACCCAGATGAAACATTAGACTACAGTGTAGATTGGTCACGATTTTTAGATACAGCAAAAATTAACTCTGTTGTATGGTTTGTAAAGTCATCTTTATATAACACAAAGACAACATTAACTGCAGGGGCTACTCTTACTTCTGCTTCTAGTAATGCGGTTACAGATAATATACAAAATGTATCGCAAACAAATACTGATACAGTAGCAACTATAAATATATCTGGTGGGCAGAATAATGTAGAATATACTTTCTTTTGTCAGATGACAGACGATACAGGAAGTACAGCAGAGCGTAGTATCAAGTTACGATTAAAGGAACGTTAATATGGCATATGATTATATTGGACTTGTCAATGACGTAAACCGTAGACTTAATGAAGTAGAACTAACAACAACTAACTTTGGTACAGCTACTGGTGAATACTCAATGATTAAAGATGCAGTAAATGCATCTATACGTTATATCAATCAACATGAATACGAATGGCCTTTTAATCATGTGACTGCTGATGAAACAATGACTGCAGGTGTTGTGCGATATGCATTTCCTACAGATGCTAAAACTGTAGACTTTGATAGTTTTAGAATTAAACGTAATGCTACATTAGGAAATGACACAAAACGTCTTGGTATTCTTTCTTATGAAGAGTATTTAAGTAAACATGTAGATATAGAATATAATACATCTGCTAATAGAGCTATGCCTGATTTTGTTTTTAGAACACCTAACCAAGAATTTGGTTTTGTTAAAAATCCAGATAAAGCATATGAGTATGCATATGAGTATTATAGATTACCTGTGGATTTAATAAATACAACAGATGTTCCTACTGTGCCTGAACAGTTTCGTTATATAATTGTAAATGGGGCTATGCATTTTGCATATATGTTTAGGGGAGAAACCCAAGAGTCTCAGGTAACGCAGCAAAGATTTATGGAAGAAATTAAAAGTATGCGTAGTCTATATGTAAACCGATACGACTATCTTAGGTCTACTGCAATAACACAGAACACATCATCAGTCAGTTCATTTAGAATTTAGAGTAACGTATGCCTACGAATCGTGAAACATTTCCCATTCAGTTTAGTGGTGGGCTTATAAGCAATATGAGTCCGTTGCAACAGGGTTTACAAATGCCCGGTTCTGCACGAATACTGAGAAACTTTGAACCATCTATTGAAGGTGGTTATAAAAGAATACTAGGATATGACAAGTACGACTTAGATATTATACCACCATATGGCATACCTGTAGTACATGGCGCATCACAAACTGGTACAACTTTAAATATTGCAAATATTAGACAAACACCAGAGCAAGGTGACAAGTTTAAACTAGTACACGTTACAGCAAACATAAATGGTACATCTACAATTGCTACTGCAAATGGACCAACTGCTCTTGTCAATGGTGCAATAACTGCAGATAAAACAATAGTAGTAGATACAGTCGCTTCAGGTACTATAGCAAAAGGACAAACTGTAACAGGCGTAGGTATTCCAAGTAATGTTACAGTATCTAGTGTTACAGCAGGAGCAGCAGGTAACTTTACCGTAGTTCTTTCTAGTAATATAACTGTAGCAGATAATTTAGCTTTACAGTTTACTTTTAAAACTACTACATTTGCCGTAGATGGTATAGTAGGTACTATTACAACAGGCATGGAGATTGTTGGTAAAGGTATACCAAGAGGAACAACAGTACAAGCTTTTTCCGCACCAAATGTTACAATAGGTAGTGCTGCTGATACTTTATCTTTAACACTTGCAGATGATACCGCACTAGAGTTTAAAACTGAGTATACTATTGGTGCAAGTATTACTTTTGATGATGATGAGAATAGAGCAACCATAGGTATATCACCTGCTCTTACTGCTTCACCTGCTAATGGAGATGAGGTAGAATTTACAAGTACAACTACTAACCATCTTACAATAGGTTGCGGTGTATTTCTTGATTCAGTTATTGTAGCTAGAAACGAAAGTTTAATTAAAACAACTGGCACTGGGTTTACACTTGTAAATGTACCAGTTTATGGTACGGTTCTTGTAAATGGCGCATCTCAAACTGGTAGTAGTTTAATTATAGATGGTTTAACTTCTACACCACAAATAGGTGATGTATTTAAAATTGCAGGTGTAGATAAGATATATACTGTAACTGCAACACCTACAGTTTCTTCTGGTGGAACTACAGTAGCAATTGATCCTGCACTAGCTAGTTCACCTGCAGATAATGCGGTTTTAACTTTTTTAAGTACATCACGAGAAAATGGTGGTAAAACTAGATTTTCTAGGTATAACTATACAGGAACAGAAAAAGTTGCAATAGTTGATAGTGTTAATGTTCCTGCACTATACAACGGTTCTCAGTTTACAGCACTAAATGATGCGCCCACAGACGTAGCAGCAGCAGAGTTTGTAGTAAATTTTAAAAACCATTTAGTTTTTGGTAAGTCAAACATACTAACTTTTACTGCACCTTTTACAGATACAGACTTTACAGCAGCTAATGGTTCTGGTACAATATCCGTAGGATCAGCAATTACAGGATTAATTGTATTTAGACAGCAGTTAATTATATTTACTGAATCATCTATATTTCAAATTACTGGTAATACAATTGCAGATTTTCAATTACAACCAGTAACCACAGACATAGGTTGTGTAGATAAAGATACAATACAAGAAGTCGGTGGTGACATAATGTTCCTTGGTCCAGATGGCCTACGACTTTTAAGTGCTACAGATAGGTTTAATGATTTTAATTTAGCTGTTGTATCTAAAACGGTACAGAAAGAAGTAACAGATTTTATTACCGCCAATACATCTTTTACTAGTGTAGTCATACGTGGTAAATCACAATACAGAATATTAGGTTTTAATAATAATATAGGACAAGCAAACGCTCAAGGCATACTTGGTACACAGATGGCAGGTCAAGGTGGAGAGGGAATGTCATGGGCAGATTTAAGAGGAATAAGAGCATACGTAGCAGACAGTAGGTTCTTTCAAAATGCAGAAACAATTGTATTTGCAAATGATGATGGATACCTATACCAAATGGAAGAAGGTAACAGTTTTGATGGTAGTAACATTCAAACAACTTTTGCTACACCGTATATGCCAATCAATGATCCAAGAATACGTAAAACATTTTACAAGATGTTTTTGTATACTGATCCACAAGGTAGTGTTTCGTTTGACGTAAGTTTGAAACTAGACTTTGACCAAAAGAATAGTGTACAGCCTACAAAGATTGATTTTAACAATGCTACAGGAACAGTTGCATTTATGGGCGCAGCTACATTTGGATCGACAGCAGTGTATAGCTCCAAACTAAAGACACTGTTTGAAACACAAATAATTGGATCAGCTTTTGTTGTATCTTTACAATACACATCAGATAGCGTAGACCCCCCATTTTCATTAGACGCTATTACATTAGAGTATACAACCAACACACGAAGGTAAAATAATATGGGTACAGGTTACACACGGAACGATACTGCAAACAATATTGCTGACGGTAACGTTATTAACGCTGCAGATTTTGACGGTGAATATGACGCAATTGAAGCAGCCTTTAATTCTTCCAGTGGTCACACACACGATGGTACTACTGCAGAGGGTGGTCCTATTACAGTTATTGGTCCTGCCCAACAACTAGTAGCAACTGCTACATCTATTAATCCAAGCACAAATGCAGGATTAGATTTAGGTACTACATCACTACAGTTTAAAGATTTGTATATTGATGGTGTTGCTTATATAGATGGTTTTAGTGG